TGCCGCCTTAGGACTACCCCCTTGGACAGGGAAACTCACGATGTTCGTCAAAAACGAAAGTTTGCGACCATCGAAGAAGGTTAATCCAGATCCACGGGCCATCCAATTCCGCGACGCTAATTTTTCCGCGGAACTAGCATTCTATCTCAAACCTATAGAACATGAGATCTACCGCACGGTGCTTCACGGTAAGCACTATGGGGTTGGACGAGTGATCGGGAAGGGGTTGAACATGAAGAAGCGAGCGGCTTTAATTAAGCGGAAGTTTGATCAGTTCGAGGAATGCGCTGTGGTGTCGATTGACGCCAAGCGTTTTGACCTCCACGTGAACACAGACCTTCTGCAGATGGAGCATGCTTACTACCTCAAGTTCAACAACGACCCAGAATTCGCCCGACTGTTACGACAGCAATTAATCAACGTCGTGACTACGAGATCAGGTTTTAAATACACAGTTTTTGGTGGCCGCATGTCTGGGGACATGAACACAGGCCTAGGGAACTGCGTAATTTCTTTGCTGATGTTTAAAGCATTGGTAAAGAAATTGGGGTTTAAGATGGATTTGTTAGTCGATGGAGACGACGCTCTGCTGTTTGTTGAGAGACAAAATTTAAACACTCTCAGCTCCGCAATCTATCCACATTACTTTGAGTTCGGGATGGAGATGGAGATAGCAGACGTTGCCTACACGATGGAGGATATTGACTGGTGTCAAACTAAACCAGTCCTTATGGGTGAAACATGGATGATGGTGCGCGACCCGGTGCGCACCCTATCACATGTTTTGGTGTCCAAGAAATGGCAGCCTCACCGACAACGCGATTACATGGCAGCAATAGCACTGTGCGAGATGTCCCTGAATAGGGGCGTCCCGGTGCTGCAGGCCATGTCCGAGGCGTTGTGGAGGAATTCTAGCCAAAACCCGACCGTGTTAGACTCCGAACGTAAGGAGGCATTATTTTCGCGGGTTTTGAGTTTCAACAGCTGGGAGGGGTTGGTGCATAAGGGCATCAACCCGAGTCCTATCTCCGCTTCAACACGTCTTTCTTTCCAAGCCGCTTTCGGGATTGACGTATCGGAACAGATGGCTTGGGAGCTCTATCTGACACAGTGGAACTGCACCTTTGGCGAGCCCCAAAAGGTCGATGACTACTGGAATGTCCGGGACTGGAACGCCCAGCCCGAAGCTCCCGTTGGGTATTTCTAGATTTAGAATCGAAGTATCCATCATGACACAAAGACAAGCGAACCCTCTCAAACCGCTGCTTAATTCCTTGGGCAGTGCTTTGGTATCCACCGGAGGTGGAAACAAATCTACAAGGAAGCGCTCACAACAAGCTGGCAAGAAGTCGAAACCAGCAGGAATGGCCATGAG